ACACAGATAAATTCACGCTTGACTTTGAACGCAAGCTGTTAGTCTGGGAGCATCATAATTTAGATACGGGATTAACTGAAATAAAAGAATTACCTTTGCCCAGGTATGGGATCGGCGGCGCGGATCTATCCAGCACTACCGATTTGACAGCGGCAAAGGTTATTTTTATGGTCCCAGGGTGCCCGTATATTTTTGTGCTGTCCATGTACTGGATAGCAGAAGATCTGGTAGAGCAGCGAGTCAGAGAGGATAAAATCCCTTATGATCTCTGGATTGAGCAGGGATTATGCCGGACATGCCCGGGCAATAAGGTCCATGCAAAATATGTAACCGAGTGGTTTAAAGAAGTACAAAATGACTTGGACATTTATATTCCCTGGGTAGGATACGACAATTGGTCAGCTACTTATTGGGTTGAGGAAATGCGGGGGGAATTTGGAAAGGAAAGCATGATCCCGGTTATCCAGGGAAAGAAAACTCTTTCCAGTCCTATGCAGCAGCTGGAGAACGATTTAGAGAGCAAATTGGTAATTTACAACAATAACCCGATTGATAAGTGGTGTTTAGCCAACAGCGCGAAAGAAGAGGACAAAAATGGCAATATGCAGCCGGTGAAAACATCCAAGCGAACCAAGCGCATAGATGGAACTGCAGCCCTGCTTAATGCCTATGTGGTGCTGCAGGATCGATTATCTGAATACCAAAGCATGATTTAAAGGGGGTGAACCCAATAGGATTATTTGACCGATTTAGGAATAAAGAACCTACACAACCACAGCAAACCAAATTCCAACTGGTGACTGAGCGGGGCAATGGGTATTATGCCTGGAATGGCAAAATATATCAGTCAGATATTGTCCGGGCGGCCATGCGGCCTAAGGTAAAAGCGGTAGGGAAGCTGGTGGCCAAGCATGTGCGGCAGACTGTTTTGAAAGACGGTACCCGGAAACTTGAAATTAATCCAGATGCCTATATCAGATTTTTACTAGAGGAACCAAATCCATATATGACAGGACAGAAGCTACAGGAGAAGCTGGCATCCCAGTTAATTCTAAATAATAATGCTTTTGCCTTGATCATCCGGGATGAATTTGGGTATCCAACAGAGATATATCCTATTCCGGCCGTGTCTGCTGAGGCAATTTACGACAGACATTATACGCTTTACTTAAAGTTTATGTTTCAGAATGGCAAAATCTATACCTTTCCGTATACTGACATAATCCATTTGCGGCAAGATTTTAATAATAACGATATTTTTGGTGATCCAATAGCCCCTGCCCTGGCTCCATTGATGGAGATAGTCACCACTACTGACCAGGGCATAGTTAAAGCTATCAAAAACAGCAGCATAATTCGATGGCTACTCAAATTCACAGCATCGATGCGGCCCGAGGATCTGAAAAAACAGGCTGCGGATTTTGCAACTAACTTCCTAAGTATTGACAGTACCGGTACCGGGGTAGCTGCCACAGATGCTAAAGCCGACGCACAGCAGATTAAACCGGAAGACTATGTACCTAACGCTGCTCAGATGGATCGTACTACCAGACGGATTTATTCACTGTTTAACACTAATCAAAAAATAGTGATGAGTGAATACGATGAAAACGGGTGGAATGCGTATTACGAGGCTGAGATTGAACCAATAGTAATTGAACTGACTAATGAGTATACCCGAAAAATCTTCACCAGGCGCGAAAGAGGCTTTGGAAACAAAATCCTATTCGAGGCAGCCAACTTGGCAACGGCCAGCATGCAAACAAAGCTGAACCTGTCACAGATGGTAGACCGTGGAGCCCTGACGCCTAACGAATGGCGCGAAGTATTTAACCTGGTGCCAGTTGACGGCGGCGATGAACCCATTCGCCGGCTTGACACGGCCGTGGTCAAAGGGGGTGGTAAAGGTTGAGGATAGACATTAAAGGCATAATCATACCCAATGATGACAAATGGATTTATGACTGGTTCGAGATGGATAGCACCTGTCCTAACGATGTAAACAAGTTGATCGACCAGGCCAATGGGGATCCCCTAGAGGTATTTATAAATTCCGGAGGGGGAGATATTTACTCTGGGTCGGAAATATACTCAGCGTTAAGAAGTTATAAGGGCGAAGTAAATATCCATGTAGTTGGCTTTGCGGCATCGGCGGCTAGTGTAATTGCCTGTGCCGGCAAGAGTGATATATCACCTACAGCCATGTTTATGGTGCATAATGTAGCATGCATGGTTCGGGGAGATTATCATAGCATGGATAAAACCAGCGACATACTGCAGACGGCTAACAAAACCATAGCCGCAGCATATGTGGCAAAAACCGGCATGAGTGAACAAGAAGCCCTGGCTATGATGGATCAGGAAACTTGGCTCACAGCTCAACAGGCTGTAGAAAAGGGGTTGATTGATAAGATAGCTGAAAACCAGAACTTGAAACTGGTGGCAGCTTATCAAACATCATTGATACCCCAGTCAGTAATAGACAAAGTAAGAAACATTGTCAAAACCCCGCTCACTGAGGCGGGTATTTTAACGCCTGAAAAAGCCCAGGCGAAACTAAATTTATTAAAATTGGGAGGTACAAAATGAACAGAGAGAAATATTTAGCTGATCGTAAAGCCCTGATGAGTGAGGCCCAAGCCCTGATAGATGCCGGCAAATTGGATGAATTCGAAGCCAAGGTCAAAGAAGTAGAAGCTCTGGATGCGCAATTCGAGGCCTCCTGTAAAGCTCAGGCAAATCTAAATGCACTTAACAGTGCAGGAACCACCATAACGCCATTAGAGGGGGTAAATATAAAGATAGAAGGAGGTAAGACGTTGGCAACCTTAGAGGATAAAATAGAAACTGACGATATTTTTAACTCCCAGGAATACCGCCTGGCCTTCATGAAGAATGTTCTTGCTGGTGCTCCAATTCCATCTAAATTCGTGAACGCTGACGCTAATACTACCACCAGTGAAGTTGGAGCCGTAATTCCTACCACGATCATGGAAAAAATCATTGAAAAGCTGGAAGCTACCGGGATGATCCTGCCTTTGGTAACCAGGACAAGTTATAAAGGTGGTTTGTCAATACCTACTTCTAGTGTTAAACCGGTTGCTTCATGGGTAGCTGAGGGTGCTACATCCGACAAACAGGAGAAAACCACCGGCTCTATTACCTTTAATTATTACAAGCTCCGTTGCGCCATATCGGTATCCTTGGAAGTCTCTGTGGTGACGTTGCCTATTTTCGAGACAACTTTCATAAACAATGTTGTCGAAGCCATGACCAAGGCCCTTGAACAGGCTATAATCAGTGGTGATGGTACCGGAAAACCCAAAGGTATTCTTACTGAAACCGTTGTAGTAGGGCAGAATATCGAATTGACCGAGGGTACAGCT